TTTTTAGGTATAAATAAGTTAGATCAAGTACATTTTAATGCCTCAACAGCGGGTAAGTCAGAGTTTTAAGGATATAAGTATGTCATTTGAGACTAATCCTCTCAATGACGATCTTATTGCCTTGAAAAATACGAGGGCAATTGCTCGTTCGTTAAGAAATATTGTTTTTACACAGCCTGGAGAAAAGTTTTTTCAACCAGAATTTGGTTCAAGAGTGTCAGAGTCACTTTTTGAAATTGTAGATGAATTATCTGCAATATCAATTCGTGATGAAATCCGAAGTTCAATCATAAATTACGAACCAAGAGTTAAATTATTAGACGTAATAGTAGTTCCAAATCCAAATGATAATGAAATGAATGTCACAATTAAGTATGAGATCGTAGGACTCGATATTTCACCGCAGCGATTAGATTTTGCGTTACTTCCAACTCGATAAATGGCACTTATAAATTTTACCAATCTGGATTTTGATCAGATTAAAGAAACATTAAAAGATTATATCCAAAGTAAATCAGAATTTACTGATTATGACTTTGAAGGATCGAATCTTTCAACCATTTTAGACGTATTAGCATATAACACTTACATTACATCATACAATGCAAACATGGTATCGAATGAAGTTTTCATCGATTCCGCAACTTTGCGTGAAAATGTAGTGTCATTGGCAAGAAATATCGGTTATGTGCCTCGATCAAAGAAATCTTCAAGAGCAAATATTAATTTTTTGGTCGATGTATCAGATGTTTCACCAACTCCAGCAAATTTAACACTTAAAGCAGGGCCTGTAGCGAGCACAGGAGGTCAATTTAACGGTCAATCCTTCATTTTTAGTATTCCAGAGGATATAACAGTATCTGTGGTTGATGGAATTGCAATTTTTGAAGGAATTGAAGTATTTGAGGGGTCATATTTGGGTCAAGATTACGTATATTCTTCAAGAAATCCATTTCAAAAGTTTATTTTACCAAATAATGGAATTGATTTGGATAGTTTAGTGGTAAATGTTCGCCCATCAACACAATCTTCACTTAGAACCACTTACAATCGACATGATAGTCTTTTTGATAAAGATACAGGAACAACAATAAATGGAAATTCAAACATTTATTTTGTTCAAGAGGTTGGAAGTGAGAGATATGAGTTAATTTTTGGTGATGGAGTATTTGGAAAGGAACTGCAAGATGGAAATGTGATTGAAGTCACATATATTACGACAAATGGATCAGATGGTAATGGTATAAACAACTTTACGTTCTCTGGATCAGTCTCATATGTAAGAAATTCAGTTGAAATATTCGTAACAAGTGGTATATCTCTGTTAACAAGTGAAAATTCATCAAGTGGAGGTGAAAGTATTGAGAGTATCGACTCGATTCGTAAGTATGCACCACAAATTTATGCAACACAAAACAGAGCTTTGAGTGCAAATGACTATGAAGTGTTAATTCCGAATAAAATATACCCAGAAACTGAATCAATATCTGTTTTTGGTGGCGAAGATCTAGTTCCTCCACAATTTGGTAAAGTTTTTATAAGTATAAAACCTCGAAATGGTGATTTTGTTCCAAATTTGATCAAACAGAATATCAAAAGAGACTTAAAAAAATATGCGGTTGCTGGAATAGTGCCAGAAATATTAGATTTAAAATATTTGTTTATCGAAACGAATAGTAAAGTCTATTTTAACACTAATTTAGCACCAAGTACTGCGTTTGTATCAACAGTTGTTCAAAGAAATCTAACAACATATGCAGAATCATCAGAATTAAATAAGTATGGTGCACGATTGAAGTATAGTAAATTACTCAAAGTCATCGATGAGAGTCACGAGTCTATTACTTCAAATATAACAACTGTTGAAATGAGAAGAGATCTACGATTAGCTCTAGATGAACCAGCTGAATATGCAATTGATTTTGGAAATCAGTTTCATATAAAATCTATGAATGGGTTTAACATAAGGTCGAGTGCATTTCGTGTCGCAAATATCAGTTCTGATGTATATCTTTTTGATGTACCTAGACAAAATGGTAAAACAGGTCAAATTGGATTATTTTCTTTAACTGCTGGATCTTCAACACCTGTTATTCAAAAAAGAAATATTGGGGTTATTAACTATGAGACAGGACGCATCACTTTAGATCCAATAAATATAGTATCAGGTAAAACAAAAGACAACGTTCAAATTATGGAGATATCTGTAAGTCCAGAATCGAATGATGTTATTGGATTACAGGATCTATATCTTCAATTAGATAGTAGTGTTGTTGAAATGGTCGTAGATCAAATCAGTTCTGGTAATGATCCTTCAGGGTCAACTTATACAGTAACAACAAGTTACAAAAACGGAAGCATCGTTAGATAACAGATGTCAGAAAAAAGAGTAAAGTTAAATCAAATTGTAAAAAATCAATTACCCACCTATGTACGGGATGATTTTCCACTTGTAGGTGAATTTTTGTCACAGTATTATACTGGACAAGAATATCAAGGAGGGCCTGTTGATTTAATTCAAAATATTGATTCATATATTAAATTAAGCGAGTGCGGAAATTTAATAAAATCAACAAATACAACTGCAGCTGCTGGAATTACAACCACAACTATTTTTGTAAGTAACACAACAGGATTTCCAGATAATTATGGATTGATAAAGATAAATGATGAAATAATAACATACGAAAGTAAGACAGATAATAGTTTTATCAATTGTATAAGAGGTTTTAGTGGAATTACATCGTTTCGGAATCCATCAGATTCGGAAAATCTTGTTTTTTCAAATTCAACGTCATCAAATCATGAAAATAACACTAAAGTTGAAAATTTAAGCATTTTATTTCTTGATGAATTTTTAAAAAAGATAAAAAAACAGTTTTTACACGGATTTCAAAAAGATTTAGACCCAAAACTTAATGAAGCACAATTTATAAGACAATCAAAAGACTTTTACTCGACAAGAGGTACTGACGAATCGTTTAAAATTCTTTTTGGTGCTCTATACGGTGAAAATGTAAGTATTATACGTCCTATTGAAAATGTAATATCCCCATCAAACGCAAATTATCGTAAAACAAGAGATTTAATAGTTGAATCATACGTTGGTGATCCGGAAGATCTTTTAAACAAGACACTTTTTCAAGATTCATTTGAAAATATATCAAAAGCATATGCTCCTGTAGCCGCAGTTGAAAAAATATCAGTTGGAATACTTACAAACACATATTATAAGGTTAGTCTAGATGGATCTTTTAATTTTCCTGAAGGTTCTTCTCCATTAACATATGGAAATTTTTCAACCCATACAAAAACAAAAATTATTGGTCAAGTTGGTATTGCACAAACATTTTTAGATGTTGATTCTACTTTAGGATTTCCAAAATCAGGAACTTTGTCCTTTTTATACGAAAATGGCACCATTGGTGTTTGTACTTACGCACATAAAACAATAAATCAGTTTTTAGGGATCAATACAACAGGAATTTTAAATTCAATTAGTGATAATACCTCTGTAGATCAAAACACTTATGCTTATGCAGGAGAGAAGGGATCTGTTGATGAAATACAAGTAAAAATAAGATCTGTTTTAAGTGAGTTACAATTACCAAATCAAACTTATTATCAGAAAAAAGATTCTAAGATAAAAATAAAATCTTTAGGTAAAATAGGGTCTGGATTTAAAGAGAATAATTGGTTATTTAACACTACGCAAAGTTATGTGGTAAAATCACTTGAAGTAGTTGATTCTGTAAACAATACTTTCAAGTTAATTACAAAAGATGTTAACGTTTTAAGAATTGGTGATAAAATTACAACACATGAAACATTTGCCTCTGGATCACAATGGGGAGATAAGATAACAGATGATTTTGATCCTGTTTCAAATAAAATTTACACTGTCACTGATGTTTTTGATAAAAATACATGTCTCATAACTGGAACTGGAATTTCCGATCCTAGAAAAGTTACAAAAGTGTCACGTCGTATATCAAAAATTGACTCTGATATTCATCCAAACTTAAATCGGTTTACTGCTAATATTCAAAACATCTACTTAAAACCAGATATTGGAACTGTAAACGGTATTCCATATTATGGCCCATTTCATGAACATAAAGGTAGAAAAATGGTCGGTGCAAATCATACACCGTTTCCTCACGCTTTTATTGATCCCGATCCAAAATCGAATAAAATTTTAGTAGCATCCTCCTCTTTACCATTTGCTGGAGTTACCAAATTAAATCCAAAAACACAAAAATTTACTTTTAGTGGAACATATAATTTAAATGATGAGACAATTAAAATAAGTGATCAAGTTGATCATAATTATTTTACTGGAGATGCTGTGTACTACACTCCAGAAAAAACTCAAGTTAAAACAACTTTGCCGGATGGGAATGTAATAGTTCAAGAATTTATTTCAAGTCAAATTTTTGATGAGGGATTATACTATGTAAAAAGAATTGATGGTAATAATGTTAAATTTGCGAAAAGTCCTTCTGATATTTACAGTGACAATTATGTAAAAGTTAAAACACCAAATGGTGTAGATAATGTTACTATCGCATCTAATGACATTGAAAAGTATGAACTCCATGGTAAAAGTATTGAGAGTCAAAAACTTTTTAGAGAGATATCTGAACCATTAAATGACGGAGAAAAACATGAAACACAGCCAGGTTATACTGGTTTATTAATAAATGGTGTTGAAATATTAAATTATAAATCAAAGAATTCTGTTTATTATGGAGAATTAAAAAATTTAGATATAGTCAAAGGTGGTGAGAAATATGATGTTATCAATCCACCGTTATTATCAATAACAGACTCTGTTGGAACTGGTGCCACAGGAACTTGCTCTGTAAAAGGTGTTTTTGAAGACATTAGAATATTAGACTCAGGATTTGATTACGTTGAAGAACCGATAATTAAAATCACTGGAGGAAACGGTAGCGGAGCAAATGCTGTTGCTAAATTAAATACCGTCTCTCATGAATCAATATTTAATGCAGATGGAGTAGGATTAGGAACTGTAACGATAGGTTCTGTATCATCAGCAACAGCTGGAGTTAATACATCATCAATAGGGTTTAGTACCTATCATCGCTTTAGGACGGGTGAGAGAGTCGTATATGACCCTCTGGGTGGCATTCCTCTTGTTGGTTTAACAACACAGTCAACATATTATGTTGCAAGTGTTTCAGAATATACACTTAAATTACATAAAACTTTTGAAGATTCTGTATCAGGAATTAACACTATCTCAATTACAAACTTTGGTAACGGTGTTCAGGCATTTAAATCTTTAAACGGTAAAGCAAAGTTAAGTTCAATTGTTCTTTTAGATTCTGGTTCTAATTACGAAAATAAAGAAAGAACCTGTAATTCAATAGGTATCAATACTTCTTTAGATACGATCAATATTGAAAATCATGGTTATCAAACTGGAGAGACTATACAATATTCAGTTGATGGAACTTCGGTTGATGGTTTATCAACATCCTTAGATTATCTTGTCTATTCTTTAAATGAAAATTCATTTAAAGTTGCAGCTGTCGGTGTAGGAACAACCACTAAAGACTTTTATTTAAAAACTAATCAATTTCAAGAATTGAGAAGTGTTGGTTTAGGAACTCATAAATTCAACTACCCACCAATTAATGTAGAGGTGATCGGAAAGGTTGGTTTATCATCAGTTGCAGGTAAAACATACGAGGCAATAGTTCAACCAATTGTAAGGGGTGAGATTACCTCAGTCAATTTAACAAATAAGGGAGTAGGATATGGTGCATCAGAGGTTATTAACTTTAACAGAACACCAGATGTATCATTAAACTCAGGAAGAGATGCTGTAATTACACCAGTAGTAGCGAATGGTAAAATAGTAGATGTAAGTGTAAGTTATGGGGGAACTGATTATAATTCACCACCAGATTTAGTTGTATTGGGTATAGGATCTGATGCAAAATTAACTCCTGAAATAAATTCATCTGGAAATATCGTTTCTGTTAATATTCAAAGTGGTGGTATTGGATATGGTTCATCCACAACTTTTGTAAGAGTTGATTCTGCAGGAAAAGGATTTAAATCAAGGCCCTCTTTACAGAGATGGACAATAAATGAATTTAAGAAAAATTTATTAAATTTAAATGATGATGATGTTTTCATAAGTACTCCTCTTAAGAAAGATTATGGTTTACAGTGCTCCTACACTTACGCACCTCGAAATTTGAGAAAAATAACATATGCAAGTGATGCTGACGGACAAACATTATTTGGAAAAAAAGATTTAAGAATTGTAAATGGGGTGGAAAGTAATAATGATTCACACTCTCCTATTTTAGGATACGCTTATGATGGCAATCCAATATATGGGCCATTTGGATTTGTTAATAAAACTGGAGGAAATATAGTTCAATTAGAATCAGGATATGTAGAAGATGCTAACAGTAAAGTAAATAGACCACCCACAAGTATTTTTCCTGCAGAATTTTTTGTTGAAGATTTTACTTTTAAACCATCAGACAGTGATAATGTTTTAGATGAAAATAATGGAAGATTTTGTGTAACACCAGAATATCCAAAAGGAACTTATGCTTATTTTGCAACATTTGATTCAACACCAGCTTCAGATGGTATATTTAAAAACTTTAAAAAACCAAGATTTCCTTATCTTATAGGTAATTTTTATAACTCTAAACCAAATAATTTCAATTTAAAAAGATCATCAAATCAAGATGACTTTGATTTAGAAAAAGAAAATTATATTAGGAACACATATTCATACTCTTTGAATAAAGATTACAGTGGTTACGATTACTTTTTACAATCTAATGACTATGTTAATCAAGATTCTGTCATCGATTTTGCAGAAAAAGGTGGAGTAAGTAGAGTAGGAATATTATCAGCAGGAGCAAATTATCAAATAAATGATGTTGTTGTTTTTGATGATAGTGTCAGTTCATCATTCAAAGCATCTGCTAAAGTTAAAAGAATAACAGGGCCAGATATTTCAGAAATAAGTGCAACAACTACAACTATATCAAACGTAGAGTTTGTTCCAACTTCAAATAATACAATAATAGGAATAGCAACTACAAGTTTAAATTTATTAAACAAGGCGGTTGTAAATGTTGGATCTTTATCAACGACAACAACATCATTACAGGGATCATATGCAATAGGAATTAGATCTGATAAACTTATTTTGTCACAAGGAATTGGAACTGCTTCAGCTACAGGTGTAGTGACATTTATGTCTGTTTCTGGTGATCTTACAAATATTAGAGAGAATGATAGATTTAAAGTTGGCGTTGGTACAGAGATTATAAAAGTTTTAAACGTTGATAAATTTTCATCTAGAATAAGAGTTCTGAGACCTTCATCTACTGTTGGGGTATCACATACAGCTTCAGTAGTTCTTGAAGAAATACCCAGAACATTTACTTTTACATCTGGATTTACCACAACAACTAATTTTAGAAAAAATAGAGAATTATACTTTAATCCAGAAGAGGCAGTTGGGTTAGGGACAACCGCTGGAGTTGGTGTTGGGACATTCAGACAAATATCAAACCCCGGTGTTGGAGCGACACAGATATTCATTCCAAGTCAAGCGATTTATATATTAAATCATGGATTAGAAACTGGTGATATTGTTACTTATCAAACATCTGGAAATCCTTTAGGAATAAAAACAAGTAGTGCAATACCAACTCAAGATACTTTACTGACTGAAGACGCTCCTCTTTTTGTAGCAAAGTTAAATGATAATTTAATTGGATTATCTACGTCTAAGGTTGGATTAGGGTCAACAGGTACATTTGTTGGTGTAGGTACGACTTTAAGTGGTAGAGGATTATTATTCTTTTTAACTGCAGGATCAGGAGATGTTCATAGTTTAAAAACACGTTTTAAAAATGTCATCACTGGAGAAGTTGATAGAACTGTAGTTAGTGTTGTTGGTACAGGAACCCATGGATTGCTTAATAATGATTCTGTTACCATCAACGTAAATCCCGGATTGACTACGACAGTAACAGTAAAATATAATGTAGCTAATCGTAAAACGATAATCAATCCATTAACATTTAATGACTCTGGAATTACATCTGCTACATCAGTTTCGGGAATACCAAATACAATTAATATTAATAATCATGGATTAGTTAACGGTCAAAAAGTAATTCATACCTTCAGTGGATCAGTGAGTTCATTTGTTAATGATAAAGAATATTATGTTTACGTAATTAATGAAAATAAAATATCACTTGTTGAAAATAAGTATGAAGTAAGTAAATTAAAACCTAATTTTGTAAAAGTTGCTATTACAACCTCTGGCACACTATCTCCAGTAAATCCTCCATTAAAATTTTATAAGAACTCCACAGTTGAATTTGATGTTTCAGACTCATCTTTATCATACACTCGAAGTACCACAAAATATCCAGCCTTCTACTTTAAATTATACAAAGATAGTAAGTTCTTACAAGAGTATGAAACAAGCGGATCCACAGACACTTTTGATGTTACAAGAACTGGGTCTGTTGGAGTTAGTGCCTCTGCAAAAGTTACTTTAAAAGTAGATGAAAATACACCAACCTTATTATATTATAGATTAGTTCCTGTTGATTCACAAGATAACACAGAACAAAATAGACAAATTGTTGTTGATGATGAGATTAGTTTAAATAATCAACTAATTTTTGAAAAAAGTAAGTATAATGGAAGTTTTAATATTGTATCAACAAGCTCAACTTCTTTTACTTATGACATACCATCAACACCAGAATCTACGTCATACAACACTACAAATTCTAAATTAAAGTATTCAACAATATCAACGACTGCTTATGGAGGTATAGATCAATTAACTATTACCGATACTGGTAGTGGATATCTATCTATTCCGGGTATAACAACAATCACTTCAGACGTAGGTAGTGGTGCAGTTTTAGAATCATTTAGTGATAATATTGGTAAAGTGACAAAGACAACTTTACAAAATATTGGATTTGATTATCCCTCAGATTCAACTTTATTACCTGAAACAATATTCCCTCAAATATTAAGAATTACCCCACTGACAGGATTTAAATCTATTGGAATATCATCTCTCGGAAAAGGATATATTCAAAATCCAAACCTTGTTGTTATTGATGGTATTACTAAGAAACAAATAACAGATATTGACTTAAGATATAGACCTGAAGAGTTGTTTGTTGAAATATTAGATAACACGGAGTCTATGAATGATACTACTCCTACAATCATACCCACAAACAATCCAAATGGAATAAGAGTATCAAATTTAGTTTATGATAATGACGAGCAGTCAGTTACAGCAACGATAAAAAAAGCTTTTAGTGGAATAGTAGGTTTTTCGGGAACTTACATAGATCCTTTCCCATTTACAGTTGGTGATAAGGTGCTCGTTGAAAATGCTAGTGTTGGTGTTGGTTCTACAGCTTCAGGATTTAACTCAGCAGGATATGATTATGCGAGATTTGAGATAACACAGGTGACTCCAAACTACGGTGGTATTGGAACAGTGAAATATGATATGTCCAATTACTTGTCTAAAAATGTGGACTATCCCGGTGTTTTTGACACGGTTAACTCAGTTGCATCTTTAATACCAGATAAATGGTTCCCACAATTTGATATAGAATTACAACCAAATAGTTTTAGAAAAGGTGATGATATAGAGAGCGTAAATTCTGAGGGCACTCAAATTGTTGGACAAGTATTTAGTTGGGATAACTCAAGTAAATATCTTACTGTTGAAA